ATTCATCGTAAACTCATCAATGATTAGGGTGTCAGGATCTTTATGATGATCTCTCAGAATCTTGGCATGCACAGCCTTTCTTACATCAATGTCTCTCATACCATAGTTGCGCTTTCATCGACTCTCTCAAGCCATGATTCTATATCATGGTTCGCATGAATACCATTTGATATGACCAGTGGTTAAACATTGCACAGAAAAGTGGATGTGTATTTTAACAAAAGCAATGACGGCTAACCATGTTGGTATGTCGATAAAATGTTTCAACGTAAGCATTATCTGTTCCGCCCTTTTGGGCGGCCTCCTGATTATTTGAGGGTGCAGAAATCCCTCCGGTTAAGGATTAAATTTTATTTACAACACTAAATTTAATTATTCAGCCGCGCGAATCTGTTCCGCACAATGCAACAATGCTTCTGTCACTTCCTTAAGCGTTACGGTATCGGCATCACCCAGTCCTGCAATTTTTGCGTGCCTGACAAACGCCGCGCAAAGGTCGTTAAACGCCCCTGCCCGCACATCCGCCAGGAAAGCGTTGGCAGCAGCCAATTCTTGGTAGTCAATCCCGCTCACTGTGCCACCTCCTGAAAATTCCCCTGATAAAACGCCAGCACGCGCTGCATAACTTCGCTCTTCCTGCACTCGCGACAGATTATGTTCAGACGCCTGTCGTAGCGGCGTATTTCTCCGTCTGGTAATGACCAGATAAGGTCCGGATCAACCACAACCGTTTTTTTCACCTTTGCCCTGGATAGTTTTTTGCGGGCGTTTTGCCAGTCCTTACGCGCCTGCTCAGACGGGAATAATCCGTAGCCTGAATTGTAAACATCACCACTGGCGACCAGTTCTCTGGCGAGAGTGCTTATGTAATACCTTGATGCACCGGTTTTAACCTCCAGAGCCCGTAACGTCTCGCGACCGCTCAGACGTACAAGTTCAACAACCTGCCCTTTAATTTTTTCTCGCTCTTCTGGTGTAAATACTTTTGCCATAGGTGCCTCCGGCAATCACTTTTCCGACACAATACGACTGGAGGAATCGAAAATATGTCGAACAATATCCCGGTGCTTGTTCAGCTCCCGCAGCGCGGCGCAGATTCGCTCCCACTTCTGGACATGATTTTTCGCCCGACGCAGTTCGCGGTTTGCCATATGCAGCGATGGTAAAACCAGGTCATCCGCTCGCGTTTCAGTAAACGATGGCAGCGACTGCACAATGTCCGCCACCGTTTCTGTTTTAATATCTTCCTGTGTTGCAGCCTCCTGTACTGGTAACGCAACACCTGTGGGCTGAGGAAAGGCCTTACCATCAGTTTCCGCTACCGATGCTGCTTTCGGCTCTGCTGGTAAATTATCGCCCGGTATGCAGTAACGAAATTTACCGTTCTGGTTTACGCGAATCAGGCGTCCTTTGCTGATAGCCATTGCCAGCGTTGAAGCTACTTTGCGTGATGTGGTACCGAACAATGTAGCCAACTCATCCGCCGTTTGTGGCCCACGTTGTTCAATCGCCGCAGTTAAATCGCACTCCGAAATTTTCGCGACTGTTGCCGTGGTGGTTTCTTCCGGCAGTTCTGCCTGCTCTGGCTGTTCCTGCTGAACGTTGTTATCAGCCACACGCCAGGTGTACGCGCTTTTATCAACAAAACCAGCCTTTTTCAGTTCCTACAGCTCGTTCAGTACCTCTTCACGACTGATATCAAGTCGCGCAGCAAGTTCTATGGATGTGGCTTTTCCCATCGCTTTCAGTGCGTCAAAAACAGTCTCCATTAAAATTTCCTCCCGGTAAAAATCACTTCGCAATTCCTGGCTGGACGACATTCGGACGCCAGCTCTCCCAGTTAAAATTCACCCATCGCCCGCCGTTCATGGTCATGCGATCCATAATCCGCTCGCCGAGCAATGTTTTCATGGCCTCATAGTTCAGGTTTGTCAGCATTCCCACGCTACGCATCGACGCTGTCCGTCGATCAATAATCTGGTGCAGTACCACCTGCTCGTTTTTCGTCTCGCGCTGAATGCCAATTTCATCAAGAACCAGCAGATCCACTTCGCACAGTTCCCGCAAAAATTTTTCGCCTGACTGCCCGTCGTCATAGCTGGCGTGCAGGGCGCTCATAACATCAGCCACGGTAACCACAATCACTGTCTGACCGTCTTTCAGCAGGCGATTCCCGATAGCTGCCGCTAAGTGATTCTTCCCGGTACCAGGTTTTCCGCTGAACGCAAAATTTGTACACCCGGTCATCAGTTCATCGGCGATGGATTTCGCCTGGCTTAACGCGTATCGCTGGCCGTCGTTCTGCACCTGGTAATTCGCAAACGAGCATTTACGGTGCAACGGCTGGATGCCTGAGCGATTCAGAATTTTTTCCACCCGCAACTGACGATTCAGGCGGTTGATCTCCTCGCTACGTTTCTGGCCTTCAGCAAGTTGCCACTCGCGCCACTCCGCAACCGTTCTGAATGGGGCGGTTACATGTGGTGGGGCCAGTCTGCGGATACGCTCCAGAACGCCTCCTGTCGCAATATTTTTCATGGTCTGTTACCCCCTGAAGCCTGGCGGGATCGCACTGTCCGGCAACGAGACGGTGTTAACCTGTCGGAGCAACGTCTCAGGCCGAACACCTTTCGGCGCGAACAGGCCCTGGTATTCATTGGCGATGCTGTGTCGAATCACCTGCTCAGGTGTAAAACCCTGCTGACGGAATTTTTCCAGTTCCCGTATCGCCCCGTTAGCGCCCTGCTCCGTTCGAATCGGTTTTCGCAATGCCTGTCTGAACCGGACCCACTCATGCCAGAGTGTTTCCGGCAACCAATCGGGCAGCTCAATAGCCTCCGGCTCGAATTTTTTAGACGCTCGTTTTTGGCGAGGGGGATTTAGGGGGAGATCAGTATTTAGATCTTCCTCTTCCTCTTCCTCTGGTAACGCTTTTTGATCCGTTTGTGTAACGCTGGCAGCGTTACCTTTTCGTTTCAGTTCGCGTATTTTTGTAACTCGCTCGTTTGTAACCGCCCGTTTTTTAGAGCTTTTTCCGTTATGACGTTCAAAGTTAGGTAGAGAAAGCCCAACGTCATTTTCGACCAGCCATCCAACCTGAATTAACGCATCAGCAAAACCAGCCATAAAAGTGATGCGATCTATTGCACTTTTTGTAACGCCGCGAGCGTTACAATCTGCATTACCGTCTATCATTTGTTGATCCGCCCATGCCCAGAAGCGAATAACCTTCCCTAATGCGGCATCTGGATCAATATTCAGAATCTCAGCAAGCCTGAATATTTCCGGCTTATCCGGCGTAATAACCTCGAGCTTTATCCAGTTTGAAGCCATTTGTTTTCACCTTGTAACGCTCGCAGCGTTACATTTAACTGATACCGAACAAAACAATCCGGCACGATTAATTTCAATCAATGCACTACGACAGAATCGCCGGGCGACCCACCACCGCTGAAATGTGCTTTCCGGTAAACGGCCTGGACTGCATCATCATGCGCATCAATTGCCGTACTCAACGCTTCCTGCGCCGCCAGTAATGCACGGCGTTCCAGGGTATCGAAGATGCAGAGTCGGTGACGCAGCTCGCGCGGAAGAATTGCCAGAACCGCAGGGATCAGTTTCTGAATTTTTTCCCTTTGCGCTTTCGTTTCACCTTTCAACCAACGGTGATAGATATTCTGCTGATTGTTCCAGTCCTTGCCTGGTACAAGGGGCAATTCGCCGCCCCCCTGGCGCAGATATTCTTCAGTAATTGCGTTAGCGACCCACGCCTGCCCTTTTTCGGCTGCCAGGGCTAACAACACTGATTCGATGTGCTCATGCCTGATTTTCATGAATCAACCGCTCCTATGCTGTTTTCGCTATGCTTACCGTCTGGGGGGAATACATCGTCAAGTCCACAATGAGCGCCAAGCCGATTAAGGGTAGAAACAATTTTTCTGCACTCCTCTAGTCCAGGGGTACGAAAATTTGCTTCGTAATTTGCCAGTCGGCTTTGTATCCACCCTAACTGAACAGCAAGTTGTCTTTGAGACAGCCCAAGCTGTTTTCGATATGTTGAAATTTTGTTCATTGAAAACCTCCGATGACAATTTTAAACACACCTTGTGTTATATGGTCAAGCTGTTTTGTGTTTTATGTAAATCACGATTCGTGATACAAGGATGCAATGGAAAAAGAAAACGAAAAAATTGCCGCTAGTAGGCTCAATGACAAAATTGCAATGCGTCTTAAAGAGCGCAGGCAGAAGCTTGGTTTATCTCAAGGAAAACTTGCTGAAATCTGCGGATGGACGCAATCGCGTATAGGTAACTATGAGGCGGGCAGCAGAAATGTTGGAGTGCATGACGCTGTCGTATTGGGAAAGGCACTTGGCATATCTCCTCCTGAGCTCCTATTTGGAGAACAGGAATCTTCTGAATTGTGGTTAAATGAATCCCAACGAAAACTTCTTGAGTTGTTTAACCAGCTACCGGGCTCAGAACAACAACGAATGATTGAGCTATTTGAAGTCCGGCTAAAAGAAATCGATGAGTATGTAGAAAAATATTTGAGAGGCAGGCTTAAAGATAATCCCCCACCGGAGTAATGATCTTGCTATCACAGTAATATGCCAATCAGCCCGCTATCAGCGGGCTTTTTTGTACCATCATCATATGACACTCACCACAAAACACATTTCGTGTTGACATAAGAAAACGCATTGTGTTTAATAAGCATATCCAAACAACGCCCCACCAGAGAACGGCTGGACAATACCTCGAGTTATCCAGCCACTGAACAGGGCTAAGTAGCCAGCCTGAGGCATACGAACATGACGGCAGTTGTTGATTGATACAAAGCGCAGTAGATAAAACGTTCCGCCACCCGGCGTTAAGGGGAAATGAGGTCAACATGGATACTAACGATCTTGGCAACAACGAATCTCTGGTATGTGGCGTGTTTCCCAATCAGGACGGCACATTCACCGCCATGACGTATACCAAAAGCAAAACGTTTAAAACCGAAGCTGGCGCACGCCGCTGGTTGGGAAGACATTCAGGTGAGTAAAATGAACGAGACAGAATTAAAACACGTTATCGCTCTACTCCTAGAAGATGCAAAACGCCTCCAGCAACTGGAGCCAAATGCAGGCACTGAAGCCCGCATCTGGCTGGCTAAAGAAGCGCTGGAATCTGGCGATAATGATAGCGAAGAAGCCTTCTACAAAGCAGAAGGCCGTGCAGGATATTCACCGGGTCTTGGCGGGGTATAAATACCATGCGCATTGACTGAATTCGCAAACAAAAACAGACGCGCGATATCTGGATAGTCGGTCTGCATAGTCAGATATCTGGCTGCGAATTTGATAAATATCACCGCCCTTTTCGGAAACATAAGTTCCGTCCGGGAGTTGATTATACGAACCATCTCCATGGGGGATCGTTCTCCTGAATCCTAGTGAGAGCATATATTTATGAAGCCCTTCGTAATCCTCTGGCTCAGCATTATATAGTTCTACTCTGGCGAGATACGTTGGCATATTCATTTCCTTACTGGTTGTGTGAGAACTCCAGTAAAGATACCACCAAAGCCCGGAGGTGGTGAAATAAAACCGGGCACAACACGAAGGCGCATTTCCGGTATCCATAAAGAGTCGGTCTTGTCTGTTAAATTTAAATGGTGGGAGTGCGCCTCCGGTTGTAAATAACGACATTGCTTTGTGTAGTCTTTGGCGGCATCAGTTCTACTCCGTGGCTGCCCTGCCGCCCCTTTTTAAAGTGAATTTTGTGATGCGGTGAATGCGGCTAAGCGCACGCGGAACAGTTAAAAGCATCAGTGTTATGGGTGGATTATCCGGCGTTAATTGTTAACTGGTTAACGTCACCTGGAGGCACCAGGCACCGCATCGACAAAATTCATTTGTAAAAATGGAGATAATTATGATTGCTCATCACTTCGGAACTGATGAAATACCACGTCAGTGTGTGACCCCTGGCGATTATGTTCTTCATGAAGGCCGGACGTATATCGCCTCGGCAAACAATATTAAAAAGCGAAAACTTTATATTCGTAGCCTGACTACAAAAACATGCATTTCTGACTGCATGATTAAAGTCTTCCTCGGTCGTGATGGTTTACCTATAAAGGCGGAGTCATGGTAATGACTAAGAAAATAAAATGTGCTTATCACCTTTGCAATAAAGAAATTGAAGAAAGCAAAATCATTACAAGACCACTTCATTTCATGCGTGGAGTTATACCAACGACGGAAATGAAAAAATATTGTAGTGAAATCTGTGCCGAAAAAGACCAGATGGCACACGAACTTTAATTAACTGACTATCCGAAACTGAATTTATGCCAGCAATGGCAGGGATTCACTCAACCTTAATTAAGGAGAAAAACATGATTACCAGTTATGAAGCCACTGTTGTTACTACTGATGACATTGTTCACGAAGTTACCCTGGAAGGAAAGCGTATTGGCTACGTGATTAAAACAGAAAATAAAGAAACCCCTTTCACTGTGGTTGATATCGACGGTCCATCAGGCAACGTTAAAACACTTAACGAAGGCGTCAAAAAAATGTGCCTGGTGCATATCGGAAAGAATCTGCCCGCAGAAAAAAAAGCCGAATTTCTGGCAACTCTGATTGCAATGAAATCAAAGGGTGAAATCTGAAAAAAAAGAAAGCCTGCACACTGTGCAGGCCTGAGTGAAGAACCTGGGACATTTATTCATCACTCGCAGTAATTTTAATCTGAGTTGAGGTTAAAAAACAATGAGCACCGATAAACAAGTTTACCCACTGTATTACGAAGCAAAAAATGACAAAGTAAGAAAACGTCTCGGTATTAAAGGCGGTTTCTACTGGGCTGAAGCGAAAAAATTATCCATTGCCATATCCCGTGGTGCTGTTGCGATTGACGATGCTGGCTACGATGAAGATGACTTTAAAAAACCTGTTCGCGTCAATTTGCCCGTTGTTGATGACCTTCCACCAGAGGGCGTATTTGATACGGAATTCTGCAACCGTTACGAAAAAGGCGGGGAAGATGGCATCACAATGGTATTTATCGCGCCCTCATCCTCTGCGCAGGACAAACCAGCCAGCACTGACAATACCAATGTTAATGGCGAAGACATGACGGAGATTGAGGAGAATATGCTACTCCCGATTTCCGGTCAGGAGCTGCCCATTCGCTGGCTTGCTCAACACGGCAGCGAAAAACCGGTAACGCACGTTTCACGCGACGAACTCCAGGCATTACACATTGCACGGGCTGAAGAACTACCAGCCGTTACTGCCCTGGCTGTTTCCCACAAAACCAGCCTGCTCGACCCGCTGGAAATTCGCGATCTCCACAAACTGGTGCGTGATACTGACAGAGTTTTCCCTAATCCAGGCAATTCAAGCCTGGGGCTGATGACTGCTTTTTTCGAAGCATACCTGGACGCAGACTACACCGATCGCGGTCTGCTGACAAAAGAGTGGATGAAAGGAAATCGTGTTTCACGCATCACGCGCACGGCTTCCGGCGCTAATGCTGGCGGCGGAAACCTCACCGATCGCGGCGAAGGTTTCGTTCACGATCTGACGTCACTGGCGCGCGACGTAGCCACTGGCGTACTGGCTCGTTCAATGGACGTGGACATTTATAACCTTCATCCGGCACACGCTAAACGTGTCGAGGAAATTATCGCTGAAAATAAACCGCCCTTTTCTGTTTTCCGCGACAAATTCATCACCATGCCTGGCGGGCTGGATTATTCCCGCGCCATCGTGGTTGCGTCCGTAAAAGAAGCACCAATTGGGATCGAGGTTATCCCTGCGCATGTCACTGAATATCTGAACAAGGTGCTGATTGAAACCGATCATGCCAACCCTGATCCGGAAATCGTGGATATTGCCTGCGGTCGTTCCTCTGCCCCGATGCCGCAGCGTGTAACAGAAGAAGGAAAACACGATGGTGAAGAAAAACTGCAACCATCTTGCGCAATGGCAGATGAACAGGCAACGGCTGAAACAGTGGAACCGGATGCAACTGAACATCATCAGGACACGCAGCCGCTGGATGCTCAGTCACAGGTAAATTCTGTTGATGCGAAATATCAGAAACTGCGGGCAGAACTCCATGAAGCCCGGAAAAACATTCCGCCCAAAAATCCTGTCGATGCCGACAAATTGCTGGCTGCCTCTCGCGGAGAATTTGTTGAAGGGATTAGCGACCCGAATGATCCGAAATGGGTTAAGGGAATTGAAACCCGCGATTCTGTGAACCAGAACCAGCCCGAATCGGAACAAAACAACCAGAAAGCGGAACAAAACAGCCCAAATGCACAGAAAAACGAGCCAGAAACGAAACAATCAGAACCAGTAGCGCAACAGGAACCGGAAAAAGTCTGTGCCGCCTGCGGTCAGAGCGGTGGCGGCAACTGCCCTGATTGTGGCGCGGTGATGGGCGACACCACGTATCAGGAAACCTTTAATGAAGAAAATCTGGATGAATCTCAGGAAAAAGATCCGGAGGAAATGGAAGGCCCTGAACATCCGCACAATGAGAATGCTGGCAGCGATCCGCATCGCGATTGCAGTGATGAAACTGGCGAAGTCGCAGATCCCGTAATCGCAGGAGACATAGAGCCTGGTATTTATTACGGAATTTCGAATGAGAATTACCACGCGGGTCCCGGTGTCAGTAAGTCTCAGCTCGACGACATTGCTGATACTCCGGCTCTGTATTTGTGGCGTAAAAATGCCCCAGTGGACACCACAAAGACAAAAACGCTCGATTTAGGAACCGCTTTCCACTGCCGTGTACTTGAACCGGAAGAATTCAGTAACCGCTTTATCGTGGCACCTGAATTTAACCGCCGTACAACCGCCGGAAAAGAAGAGGAGAAAGCGTTTCTGATGGAATGCGCAAGTACAGGAAAAACGGTTATCACTGCCGAAGAAGGCCGGAAAATTGAACTCATGTATCAGAGCGTTATGGCTTTGCCGCTGGGTCAATGGCTTGTTGAAAGCGCCGGACACGCTGAATCATCAATTTACTGGGAAGATCCTGAAACAGGAATTTTGTGTCGGTGCCGTCCGGACAAAATTATCCCTGAATTTCACTGGATCATGGACGTGAAAACCACAGCGGATATTCAACGATTCAAAACGGCTTATTACGACTACCGCTATCACGTTCAGGATGCATTCTACAGTGACGGTTATGAAGCACAGTTTGGCGTGCTTCCAACTTTCGTTTTTCTGGTTGCCAGCACAACTGTTGAATGCGGACGTTACCCGGTTGAGATTTTCATGATGGGCGAAGAAGCAAAACTGGCAGGCCAGCAGGAATATCACCGCAATCTGAGGACCCTTGCTGACTGCCTGAATACCGATGAATGGCCAGCTATTAAAACGTTATCACTGCCCCGCTGGGCTAAGGAGTATGCAAATGACTAAGCAACCACCTATCGCAAAAGCCGATCTGCAAAAAACCCAGGGAAACCGTGCACCAGCAGCAGTAAAAAATAACGACGTGATCAGCTTTATTAATCAGCCATCAATGAAAGAGCAACTGGCAGCAGCTCTCCCACGCCATATGACGGCTGAACGAATGATACGTATCGCCACCACAGAAATTCGTAAGGTTCCGGCGCTAGGAAACTGTGACACCATGAGTTTTGTCAGTGCGATCGTTCAGTGTTCACAGCTCGGCCTTGAGCCAGGTAGCGCCCTCGGCCACGCATATTTACTGCCTTTTGGTAATAAAAACGAAAAGAGCGGTAAAAAGAACGTTCAGCTAATCATTGGTTATCGCGGCATGATTGATCTGGCTCGCCGTTCTGGTCAAATCGCCAGCCTGTCAGCCCGTGTTGTCCGTGAAGGTGACGAGTTTAGTTTTGAATTTGGCCTTGATGAAAAGTTAATACACCGCCCGGGAGAAAACGAAGATGCACCAGTGACCCACGTCTATGCTGTCGCAAGACTGAAAGACGGAGGGACTCAGTTTGAAGTTATGACGCGCAAACAGATTGAACTGGTGCGCAGCCAGAGTAAGGCTGGTAATAACGGGCCATGGGTAACTCACTGGGAAGAAATGGCAAAAAAAACGGCTATTCGTCGCCTGTTTAAATACCTGCCTGTCTCAATTGAAATCCAGCGTGCAGTATCAATGGATGAAAAGGAACCACTGACAATCGATCCGGCAGACTCCTCTGTATTAACCGGGGAATACAGTGTAATCGATAATTCAAAAGAATAATTCAGCCTGGCGGTGTAATGCACCGCCAACGTGAGACAGTTTTTATGACAAAAATTATGAGATATGACGATGTTAAACCATGTCCGTTTTGTGGTTGTCCATCTGTTACGGTGAAAGCAATTTCAGGATATTACAGGGCAAAATGCAACGGATGCGAATCCCGAACTGGCTATGGTGGAAGTGAAAAAGAAGCACTCGAAAGATGGAATAAACGAACTACTGGAAATAATAATGGAGGTGTTCATGTATAAAATAACTGCCACTATTGAAAAAGAAGGTGGCACTCCTACTAACTGGACAAGATATTCAAAATCTAAATTAACGAAATCAGAATGCGAAAAAATGCTCTCAGGGAAAAAAGAAGCAGGCGTGTCCAGAGAGCAGAAAGTAAAGCTGATAAATTTTAATTGCGAGAAACTTCTGTCCACGTGAGTTGCATTATATACAAATTAGAACTTCATAGCTGATTATTAAAAATCAACCACACCCGCCAGTATTCTGTATATTTACTGGCGGTCATATCGTAAGAGGTATGGCAATGAATCTTGTGACACTCAAAACGTGGGGAAAACTCAGATATCCGGATAACCCACCATCAATATCAACGCTGAGACGATGGGCAAGGAATGGAAACATTTATCCTGCACCTGAACTACACGGGAGGAGTTACAGGGTGGTTCCGGAAGCTTTCTATATCAACCCAAATAAGGTTGATACCGATATAACACACCATCAACCTAATGGGCGGCAAGGGAGAGACGGTCCGTTACTGGAGAAGTTAAAACATGCAGCGGAAAAAATACGATCCCAATTTGCCTAAAAACTTAACATATCGAAGGAGGGACAAAGCATATTACTGGCGCAACCCTCTGACGAAAGAAGAATTTACACTAGGTAAAATTTCAAGAAGAGATGCAGTAGCGCAGGCAATTGAAGCAAATCATTATATATACAAAAACTACTCTCCTGCTGCCTTAATTGAAAAGCTTAAAGGGTTCGACTCATTTACTATGGCAGACTGGATTGAACGTTACAAAACGATTCTTATAAGGAGAAAAGTGTCCAGAAATACTTATA